AGGTCGCGGTAAGTGAGGTGCAGTTGTCCCATGCGTTAACGAAGCAATTGTCCGTGACGCTTGCAGGAGACCAGCTATCGAATACGTTGGCGGGGAAAGAGGTCATGGCTGAGCATCCCCTCCATGCATTCTCGAAGTCGGTCCCCGCCGCCAGAGAAATCGCAGGGAAGGCGGTGAGTGAGGAGCATCCCCTCCATGCACTCTCGAAGTTGGTCCCAGAATCCAGATCGGTTACTGGACAAGAGGTCATGGCCGCGCAGTTATACCATGCGTAATAAAAGTTGGTCCCTGCCGCCAGAGAAAGAGCGGGGAACGAGGTCATGGAAGAGCAGCTTTGCCATGCACTCCCGAAGTCGGTCCCAGCCGACATATCGGTTGCGAGGAACGAGGTCATGGCCGCGCAGTTACACCATGCGTAATAAAAGTCGGTCCCCGCCGCCAGAGAAATCGCAGGGAAAGAAGTGAGTGAGGAGCAATCCTTCCATGCTAATCTGAAAGTGGTCCCAGAATCTAACCCTGTGGCAAGGAAATCGGTCATGGAAGAGCACCCATACCAACTGTATTGGAAATTGGTGCCATGCGAAAGGTCGAGTGCGGGAAAGGAGGTAAGGGAACTGCAAATCCTCCAAGCTTCATAAAACGTATTTCCTCGCGATAAGTCCACATTAGACGAGAAGGAGGTTAGTGAGGTGCAGCCCTTCCACGCATAGTTAAAATTGATGTTCGCCGCATCAGAGCTAAATATCACATCCCCAAAAGTAGCTAGTGAGGAACAATACATCCACGTAAAGGTGAAATCATTGCCTCCCGAAAGGTCGATGGCGGGGAATTCGACTAGGGAAGAACAGCCATACCAACTATACGTGAAAGCGGTTCCACTTGATGTGATCCCACTGAAATCAACACTGTCAAGTTTTGGTGTAACAAGGTCGGTCCTACCGCGCCAGTATTCCCTCAAGCTCCCAGTCGGATTCTTAGTAGCACCTGTCTCGCGCTCAAGATACTTGATGACCCCCGCGATCTGAGTATCAGTTACAGTCGTCGGTAACAGAACCATGGCGAACAGATCGAGATCTTGAAAATATCCCCTCTCCCAACCTAATGCAGTTATCTCATCCACCGAATCAGCATCAACTTCGTAGGCAAAAATACCATTGCTCGTCGCACAAATCAGGATTCCCGCTTGCGCTACCGCGACATCAAACGCGAGCCTGTCCTCCTCGGTGCCATCAAAGTCGATAGACTTTTCTGAAGCGTTATCGGGTTGCCAGTCGCCCGTCAATTGCCCCAGCGTTCTGTCGCCAGCGATCACCTGACTCCACGAAGAAACCGCACCACCAGCAGTGGTCACGTTCTCCGAACCATCAAAATAAAGAAATGGATTTAGGACAAGCGGATCAACAATCCAATTGAATGCAGGGGGTATGGATCTGGCCCCTAAACTGTTCCCTTGGTTTAACATGGGACAATTTAATCATTATAAAGGATTGCTTTACCAGAGCATTTAATGACCTCAAAGGAACCATAAATTGTAGCTCCTGCGGGGATAGCGAGACCTGAAATGTCGCTGATGTTGCAATCGGTCCCGTCATTTATTGTTGTCTCTTCGATAGCTTGGATAGCGAACCATCCTCCTGTTACATCAGTGCTATTACCAGTGACATATTGGCCCCCCTGATAACCATTTTGCTCCATTAGGAGGTATCTTTCTGAAAGTGCTGGCATACCTCCTCTTACACTTAAACCTCTTCAATAGGCATTTGATATTTAGCATAGGGTAAAAACCAATGCTCACAGCTCTCCAAGACATCTTTAAGAAGAACCATAGACATTAAATCTTTTCGTCCCTTGCGTCTATATCCTTTATAGAGACACTCATCTACTCGGGTAACCGTGTCCCTTAAGTCGCATTTTTCTTTTGCGAGGTTGTAGAGGTCGATGTTTTTTACATGGAGGAAAAAAGCCCCCAAATCAAAAGCTACCCACAAGGGAGTGCCCTTTTCATTGCACCATCCCGTCTTTCCTCGGACATTGAAGAACTCTAGGAGGATTTTGCCCTCTCGGGTGGAGTTTTTTAATCCTTTTAAATCTACAGTTTCACCGTTTATTATGAAATCAACATGACCGATGTCTTGTTTTTTGGTGGCTTTCTTGATTGTCAAACCAGCAGATAAACAAGAGCCGTGATACCTCTCTGTGGATTCATCCATTAGTTTTTGGGTGTGAGCTACATGCTTGGAACCCGACAAACCCCGCGCTTTATCTGACATCATAGGTTTATTATAGAGAAATTGGTTAGCTTCGCAAGCAAAAAAACCCCCACCCGCAATGGATGGGGGTTTTCATGAGGCGCATGGTATCGGGATTAGCGTCTATCCTTTGCTTTTCCGATGTTTAAAGCTGCCCAGTCGATGACTGCGTAGACCTTCGACCAGAAACTCCCCTTTGTGGGGGTAGGGGTAGCTGCGGCCACAGCGGAAGCAAGTGCAATAGCGCTAGTTACTACGCCAAACCAAGGGTTATCCTGAATTAATTGAAGAATAATGTCCATTTTAAATAGTTGTTATTAATATTATTTACACTTTTAATGGTATTTCAACCGTTATTTCCCCTGTCCTCTGGATTTTTTCTTATAAAATTTGCTGGCTTTGTTAAATGAGGTCTTTTTTCGGGAGTTAAATCCCTTGTAGCCTTTCTTTTTCTTCTCCTCGTAGGAGGATGATAGTTTTTTCTTCATTTATGTTAATCTTGCCTCCTAAACTTACCGAATATAATGCACTCGGTAAATCCACAACCCACCACTTGCACGTTCTGACGAAACTTCGCTGACTCCATATCGTGTTGCCCATTTGTGCTTACGCAAGTCTCTAAGTCTTGCACTTGCACCAGCTTCGCTAGTTTTTGCTTGATCTGCTATTTCACGAAGCGTCCTTGTTTTGCCGTCTCTCATTAACCACGCTACACGATCTAAAGCTGTTTTTAACCTGTCAAAGTCTTGGTTGTGATCAAAAGTTTGACCGTCGAATAAGTTTAATTGGTTATCCATTTTATTTGTCTTTAACAAATTGCCCCCCGACCATCTTACCAGTCCTGTCTTTGATCTCATCGTAAGCCAACTGTAAACAATCAGTGCTCTCAAGATCAACCATTTCAGCTGCAATAATAATGGTCACCAACATATCTCCGATACCATCGGCCACCTCATTCTCTAATGCTTCTATTGTTTTGGCGTGAACATGACTAGGCTCGCGATCCATCGCTTGATGCCAGTCTCGTAGATTTTTTACAGCAAGAATTGTTTCTTCAAGTTCTTCCTGTGTTTTGTCTAACTGAGCTAAAGTATCTCCATTATCAAAGATACCTCGGTCTTTTGCCCAACCGATTACCTTGCTTTCTAATTCGGAAAAATTATTCATCTTCTTCAAGTCCTTCGAATAGTTTCTTTTTTTCTCGTTCGTATTCTTCTAGAGCGTGATCCTCTGCGGTCATTTTGAAATCGCCAAACGTAGACGTTGACCCATCTAAGCCAAATATTTTTTTAATTTGTTTGTTGTCAACTACAGGCATCTCCGAAACATCAAGAGAGTCATCAACTAAAACTTTCTTAGGGGCGATTTCCTGTAATTCGACACACATAGAGAAGATTTCTCTTTTGCTTATTAGCTCGCCGCTCAATGACATGCGCCTCAACTTGTCAACTTCTTTGCAAAAATTAATATAATCCAACTCTTGGACAATCCGCTTCTTTAAATGACTATCATAAATAAAGGCATCAAACGCCTCATAACGTTCATTAAGCAAATAATTTTCATCAAGGGAAACCTCAACGGGATGGTAACCAGACTCCCCCAAAACATACCTGAGGACATCTTGTTTGCGGACTTGAATCGCTTGTTCTTTCATCAACGCCCACAATAGAGAGTTTTCCCCCCGTGTCAACAAAAATCTACAGAATTCTTATTCTGCTTCTAATCTTAGAAACATGTCTGTTTTTTTCTAGCACAGAACCACCCTCTCGGCTCCCTGCTCCATTAGTATTACCCTCAATGGTTTTCACATAGCCCCTTGAATCTACGTCTGCGATAGCGATAGCGATATGAGAAAAAGTAAAAACTATAATGTCTCCAGCATTAATGTCCTCGTTGGTGGGTTTGCGAAGCCCCACTCCATTCGCGGCTTGTTGTTTAGCCCAGTTTTCAAAGTCCCATGCCCCCGCTGTTCTGGGTCTTGAGAATTTCACATCCTCACCCTCTATAGCCTCCCTTACAAGCCAGCAGATGAAAGCCGCGCACCAAGGCCATCCTTTATCGGCGTCGAGCCATGTCGCCGCCTTGTATTCGTCTACCTTGGGGCCACAATTAGTTCCATCTACCTCGGAAACACCAATCTCTCCACGGGCCAACGATACCATCTTCTCGGGTATGCTGCTCCCAGAAATCGCGGGTTCCTTGGTGGATAATTTGGCCAGTATAGCGTTCCAAGTTACTGGACCGTCTGCTCCATCACTAGAAACACCCAAAAGTCTTTGGACGGCCTTTACTACCTCTCTTTTACCTTTAAAATTCATTATTTAGATTTCTTTTTAAGGAATTTTAACGGGCGCTTTTCAAACTTTTTGGCCAAACAAACAATTCCTCCGATTACTTCTGGACTTACTGCACCAATTATACCATACGTTACTGCCT